GTCGAACTGGAACCACTCCGGCGGCTTGGCCTCCACCGCCGTCGGTGCCACGGCGCGCGCGCCGCCGCGCCAGGTGATCTCCATCGGCTGGTAGCCGTAGAGCACCGCCTCCAGCGCCTGGCCGATCAGGCGCTCCATGTCCAGGTCGGCCAGCATGTCCTCGACGGCGCGGGCCACGCGGCTGCGCGCCTTGCCGCGGTCCAGGCCCCACTCCAGCGCCTTCACGGCCGCCTTGCGCCGGCGGATGCAGGCGCCGACATGCGGGTCACGCGCCAGGTTGCGGTAGACCGCCACGTCCTGGCCCAGCTCCTTCAGCAGCGGGTCCGGGTTGGGCAGGATCAGGCCCAGGGCGTTGAAGTCCAGCGCCCGCACGCGGGTGGCGATGTCGGGGCCGGTCAGGGTGGCGCGGCGGGTGGCGATGAGGTCGGGCATGGTGGGCGTCGGGGGTCAGTCAGTAGCCGCGCAGGCTGATGCGGCCAGCGGCCGGCGCACGCGGCGCGCGGGTGGCCACGGCGACGCTGGCCAGGCCGGAGGTGGCGGCCATCCACAGCATGTGCAGCGCGTCCGGGCCGTCGTCGTGGTCGGCCTTGGGGAAGTGGCGGAGCTGGTCGATCAGGGTCTGCTGGCTGGGGTGCAGGCGGATCAGCCCGTTGCGGACATGGGGCTGCAGGCTCTCGATGCGCAGCAGCTTGTCGGCGATGGGCTGCACGGCGCGCGCCGGCACCGGCACGCCGCGCGCCGCCGAGCGCTTGACCAGCTCGGTGCGCAGGAACTCCTGGAACTGCACCGTCTCGACCACCCACAGCACGCACTTGTAGAGCCCCTGCAGCTCGATCACGTCTTCGATGATCCGGTCGGGCAGGCGCTTCTTGATCTGCGCCTCGACCACATCGAGCACGCCGGTGGTGCGCAGGAACCCGCCGACCAACAGCGCTGAGGGGTCGCGGCTGGCGCCGGCCTTGCCAAGCGACGGGTCACAGGCGCCGTAGAAGACCCAGTCCGCCAGGCGGTTCACCCAGAACTGGATGCAGCCGGCGAACGGGGCGTTGTCGCCCGCGACCGGGTCGTTCTGGTATTCGCTGTCGAAGGCATCGTGGCCGTCGCGGGCGCGGATCTTCATCAGCGCCACCAACGGGCGGGCCAGCCAGGACACGGCCGCGCCGGTCTCCATCTCGGTGCGGTGCAGCGCGTGGAACACGTCGGCCTCGGCCTCGCCGTCGCTGCACAGGATGGCCTCCCAGGTGTCCCACAGGTCCATCCGGTCAGGCCACTGCAGCAGCGCGCGGAACTTGGCCGTGCGCCACATCTTGTTGGACAGCGTCCGGTTGAGCACGCTGTCGTAGTGCAGGATGGTCCCGATGTAGACCACGTCGAACTTGGCCGCCGCACCGCCCAGCGGCAGCACGGTCTTGGTCAGCCAGGACTGCAGCTTGTCGCGCCGGTCGGGGTTGCGCACCTGCTCGTCGTTCTCGATGTCGTCGAGCACGCAGAGGTCGGGCCGGTGCGGGCCGTGGCGCAGGCCGCGCAGTTTCTTGCCCGAGCCCGCCACCTGCACCTTGGCATCGCCGCGGGTGACGATGGTGCCGGACTGCCAGACCCGACCCTGCCCGCAGGCGTCGGGGTAGTCCATGGACAGACGCGGGTTGAACTCCAGCTCGGCCTTGATCGCCTCCAGCATGGGGTACGCCTGGTCGATCGAGTCCATCACGATGACGGGGTACTTCTTGCGGCCGGTGACCAGGCACCAGAGCACGAAGAGCTGGGACACCAGCGTGCTCTTGGCCTCGCCGCGCGGCGCGGCGATGGCGTCGGTCTCGCTCCTGGTGCTGGCGACGATCTCGGGCAGGCGCTTGAACAGGTAGCGGTGCAGCTCGCTCTTGTGGGGCGAGCGGATGTAGTGCGGGAAGTAGGCTCCGATGAAGAACTCGAAGTCCTGGTCGGCGCGCCGGCGCCGCTCGGCCCGGGCGCGCGGGTCCGGGTCGAACCCGGACACCTGCGCCTCGATGCGCTGGCGCAGCTGCGCGGCGTAGGCCGACAGGTCGGCCGCGGCTTGCTTCTGCGTTAAACCCTTTCCCTTGGTGGCCATCTTTCCGCCTGGTGTAAAGCTGATCAGTCGCTGAGCGGATGCAGCTCGGTCTGGCCGGAGCACCAGCGCAGCGCCTCGGCGACCCCTTGCTCGTACGTCATGCCAGGCCAGCGCGTGCCTTCCGAGGCATAGGCCCGGTTGATCGCGTCCTCGATCTCGTCTTCGGTCGGCTTGGTGGCCGAGGCATAGGCCTGGTTGATCGCGTCCTCGATCTCGTCTTCGGTCGGCTTGGTGGTCATGATGTGAGCTTCCTTGATTCCGCATTGCTGCGGATGATTCTGTGGGCACCGTCAAGCAGTGCCTGCAGTCGCTGGACCTCACGTTCGAGGGCCCTGGTTCGATCGACGACAGCGCCGAACGCCTCTTTCGCACCCACCTCCTGCAGCCTGAGCAGCTCTATCTCTGCGGCTGCTTCGGCGCACACGGCCGGCAAGCCAGGACGGCGCAGGCGATCGACGATGTCAGACATGCCGGTCAGCGCTCGCCCATGGCGAACGCCTCCAGCGCCGACAGCACGGCCTCGGCCGCCGTCGGATCGCGCTTGATGATCAGGTCGGCGAATGCCTTCACGGCCTCGTTCTCGACCGCCAGGCGGTCGGTCTCGGGCATGAAGCGCTTGGCCGCGCCGTGCGCCTTGGACAGGCTGTCGCTCAGGGAGGCGATGGCCTTCGAGGCGTCGAGCGGGTCGATCTCGGTGTCGTGCTGCAGCCGCTCCAGCAGCGCCTCGCAGCGCAGCACCATCGCAGCCGCCGCGCGGCCCATGGCCTGCTCGAAGCCGCCGCCGCTCACCAGCAGGCTGGCGGCCTGGAACTTGTCCCAGTCGTCGCCCTCGGCTGCCGCCTCGGACTTCCAGCGCCGCGCGGTCTGCACCGGCACGCCGACCTTCTGCGCGGCCTGGTCGAGCGGCAGGCCGCCCAGGAAGGCGGCGCGCAGGCTCAGGCGGGTCTCTTTCGGGTGGGCCATCTCGTCATTCCCCCGGCCACGGGGCCGTGTTGCGGGCCACGTCGCGGCCGCGCTCGGTGATCTGGGCGGTGTCGTCGAGCAGCCGCACCAGCCCCATCTCCTGCAACCAGCTCAGGTCAGCACGCACAGCATCGCGGCTGGCGGCGATGTTGTGGACGGCCTCCAGCTCGCGCTGCAGGTCGCGCACGGTGGCCTGCCCCATCGGGGCGAAGAAGACGCTGGCCAGCGTGCTGGCTCGGCGGCGGCGCACGGGATCAGGTGCGTTCATGGAGGGTTCCCGGTCGGGTGGTGTCGAAATTGCGCACGAGCTTGGACAGCACGAGGCGCAGGTTGTTGTCCATGCCTTCCACCGTGCCCTCGACACGATGGATCAGGCGGCTGGTCTCGTTGATGCGCTCGTAGATCTTGGCCAGGTCGTCGTGCGTCGGATGCGAGCGCGCGGCGGCCTCGACGCGGGCCAGACGCTCGTCATGGGCGGCCAGCGCCTCGCCCATCTCGCGCTCGAGCGCGGCGATGCGTGTGGTGTCACCCCGCCGACGTACCGCGATGGCCACCAGGGTGACCACCAGATTCAAGCCCGTGAGCACCGAGACGAAGATGTCCTGTTCGGCCATCACCGCACCCCACCCGACGAGCGCAGATCCAGCACCGGGCCCCAGGTGGCGTAGCGCGGCTGCAGCCGGACCATGATGTGCTGCGGATAGCCCAGGTTTTCCGCGCAGTGCGAACGGTGCCGCCGCGCCCGGCCGCAGGCCGCATCCACCGCCAGGCGGTCGAGCGAGCCGGCGGCACGCGCCTCGGCCTGCCAATGCCCCAGGCCGCCGTTGTAGGCGCGCAAGGTCGCCCACATCCGGCTCGCGGGGTCCATGCGTTCGGCGCCGGGGATGCGGCCGATCTGGTCCCACAACCAGCGGTCGTACCCCACCAGCGCACGCAGAGCCCACACCGGCTGACGCGGCTGGCACTCTGCGGGCGACATCTTGTGGATGCGGCACCACCACGACGCGGTGTCGGGCATGAACTGCGCCATGCCGACCGCACCGGCCGGGCTGACCGCATCCGCGCGCCACTCGCTTTCCTGATGCACCTGTGCGGCGAAGACCGGAATCGGGGCATCCAGGCCCCAGGCGGCATGCGAGGCCCGCACCAGGTCGCCACGCCAGCGCGCGGCGCCAGCAGGCAGGGCCGGCATGGCTGGTGGCGCCGGCGCACGGGCGGGCGTGATGATGATGACCGGCGCATAGATCGGCGCCGATGGCGCAGCCTGTGCGGGCAGCGCCGCCCAGACGCACAGCCCGGCCAGCACCCACAGCACCAGCATCACGCCGACCCACAGGCGCAGGCGAGCCCGGAACTGCGTGTCGATGCGGTGCAACTCCGAGCCGAAGTCACGCGCCGGCTGGTGCACGCCATCGATCGAGTAGGCGCGGCGCCACATGGTCACGCCCCCAGACCGATCGACAGCATGGTGGCACCGATGATGAAGGCGCGGCGCAACATGGCCGCCGACATCAGCACGCACAGCGTCATGTGGTCGGCCCCGTCCTTGATGTCGAGCAAGGCGTCAGGGCGGGCATACGGGAAGGCTGCGCGGTCGATCCAGTAGCCGACGACGGCCGCAGTGGCCACCAGGCTCAGCTTGTAGACCGACACCGGCAACTGCTGCGGGGCCAGAGCGTAGGTGAGCGCCGTCAGCAGCACAGCCAGCACGAGCCAGCCGAACATGCGCGGCCCTGATGAGGGGCGGTGGGGAGTATCCATGCCGCCGATGGTGCGGCGCAGGTCAGGCTGGCGTCAGTCGTCGCGACTTCAGCGCCCATGAAAAAGCCCGCCACGGCAGGCCGGGCGGGCTGGGTGGGCGAGAGAGGGGCAGTGTCTCAGGCCGCCATGGCCACCGCAACCGCCACCGGGCCGGTGCTGCCATGAGGCACCCGGACCGGCGCCTCCGGCGCCTTCTTCAGGCTGGCTTCAACCGCCTCGACCTGCTCGCGCGCCTGCGCCAGCAGCTGGCCGATCGCGCCGGCCAGCGCCAGAACGCGCGCCTCGCGGTCGGCAGCGTTCTCGATCACCAGCGCAATGCAGCCCGCCACCGCGGATGCCTGGTCCAGCGAGAGCCACAGGGCATGCATGCCCTGCTCGATGGCGCACACGTCATGCATGGCCGATCTCCTTCAGGGCGGCGGTGATGCCGAAGTCGAAGCCGGCCTGGGTGGTCTCGGCGTCGCGGGCCAGCACGCCGGCGCGCTTGGCCTGGAAGATCACCTGCCGGATGTGGTTGAAGTTGCGCCCGGTGGCGGCGGCGATGGCCTCGCGGGAGTGGCCCAGGCGGGCCATGTCGATGATCATGTTGCGCGCCTCGCGCGCCTCGAAGCGGCGCTGCAGCGCGTTGAAGCGGGTCAGCGTCTTGATGTGCGCACCCTGCGCGCCGATGAGCTGGTCCTGCAGCTGCACCACCTCGGCGGTGCGCGCCTCCAGCGCGATCGCCAGCGCCTGCACCTGCGGCACCACGGCGGCAGCGGGCTCGGCAGCCGCCGCAGCCGGCGCCTCATACCGCCCGGTCTTGCGGATGGCCGGCAGCACCTCGGCCGTCACCCACTTGCGGAACTTCTTCGCCTCGGGCTTGCGGCTGCCCATGATGAGGTTGTACAGGCCGGATTCGTTGATGATGGTCACGCGCTGATCGCCACCAAGGGTGCGGATAGTATCCGCACCCTTTTCGTCATCATCCAGGCGCCTCACGGCGTCATCCGTGCGACCAATGGCCAGCGCCGCAGCCACATCGGTAGCGACGAACCACGGCTCGTCATCGCGCATCACGATGCGCAGGCGGTGAAGGTTGAACTCGAAAGATTGAACGGGAAGGCTGGTCATGATGGACCCGTGTGACAGGTTGACACCGCCACCCACCTCGCCAAGAGGGGCGGCGGACTGCGCGGGTTGGCGAACCGGACACGGGGCCGGCACACCCTCTCGGGTGTCCCACACAGCCCGCCATTGAAAGCTGACCATGCTTGCGCTGCACATCCGATGCGCTCGGACATGAAAAAGCCGCTTCAAGGCGCGGCTTCACAGCGCCGTGTTCCGGGTCGCCAAACCCGCGTCACCGATGAGCGGTGACGGGAGGCAGTGTAACGCAACTAGGCGCCCCGGAAGCCGAAAAAATCATCGTGACCGAAGTCACAACCTAGGCGCAACCCGTGCCATTGGTCACGTTTTGCACCTTGAGAATCGCGCCCGGCGGGTAGCGGCCGGGCAGTCTGTGCCGCGCCACGCCAGCACCAAGGGATACCCCATGAAAACACTCATCGCGGCAGCGGCAGCCGTCGCCCTTCTCACTGGATGCGCCGGCATGGTGGCATCGAACGACGGAAGTCGCGTCGTGATCGAGCACGATGGCTTCATTTCGGCAGAAAGCGCTAGGGATGTAGCCCTGAAGTCCTGCCAGCAGTTCGGCAAGACGAAGGCGCTCCACCTCGCCACAGCCAACAAGAACCCGCGCTTCGAGGCCGGCTTCGGCGTGCAGCTCAGCACCTTCGCCTGCGAGTAATCCATCCTCTCCTCTTGCCCCACCTGGACCAAGAGGAGAAGAGCCGGCGCGCGCGGCGCCGGCTCGGGCGCGGGGATCAGAACTCCGTCGTCATCGTGCCATCCTCGTGGCACTTCATGACATCGCAGCCCAGTTGCAGGGCCCGGTCGATCGCATCGGTCAAACGGTCAGCGTGGCCGATGACGTGCTCCTGATCGGTGCCAGCCCCGGCCACGAGAACGTAGGGCCAGTGCGGCACCTGGATCACCCGGTTATGAGCGATCAGGTGGCGGCGCAGCGCATCGAAGCTGCCCCAGTGGAGTGCATAGGCCTCCAACTTGCGCTCCAGGCCGAGGCGCTCGATGCAGGCTGCCCGATCGCGCTTGCCCAGCCCTTTGCAGATCCGCTCGACATCCGCTGCGCGGTAGAGCCTGCGCAGGGTCTTGCGCAGGAACCGGCGCCGCTCCTCGCAGTCCTTGAGGAGCCACTCGCCACGGATGTGCCCGTTCACATAGACGAGCAGCCCGAGGGCGTTCTTGCCGACCAGGGCGCGCTCGATGTCGATCAGGTAGCCGTCGCAGCGCAGTTTCACCGCGCCGAACCGGCCGCTCAGGTCGCGCTCCATGCGGGCCCAGTCGCCGGCCGTCGCCGGACGCCAGGACACAGCCGGGGGACGGGTCGTCGTGAGGTCCGCCGCCATCACCGGGCCTGCATCGGGTTGACGGGCATGGGGCGGGCGCTCGGCGGGGCCGCGGGCCCGGTTCATGCCGTCACCTCGGTCTGAGCCTCGAAGGGGGTGATGATGAAGTCCTCGACGCCGCGCACGATGCTGACGCCCGGGACACCGGCCAGCGCGGCGGGCTCGTTGAGCATCGCCTCCTTGTTCGGCTCCTCCTTGGTCCGGATGAAGCGCTCCAGGCCGCCACGGCGCAGCGCGTCGAGCACGGCCTCGGTGCCGCGGATGCTGACGCTGGGCGGGCGCACCCGCCAGGACACTTCGCCGGTGACCAGGTTGGCCGTCTTGCCGTGCCGGTCGTCTTCGCCCAGCAGCGTGACCCGGTTGGCCTCGCACCAGGTCTGCACGCCCGTCTGCAGCGCGGCGATGCGCTGAGACAGCTCGGCCAGCACCGGCTCGGCGGCGTTGGTCAGCGCGGCGATCTGGTCGTTCAGCTCGGCGGCGACGCGGGCGTGCTCGCGTTGCAGGTCGCCGATGCGGCGGATGTCGTCGGCGCACATGCTGCGCGACTGGGGGACGGCGACCGCTACGGCGGCGGTCTTCATGCGGGTCTTCTTCGTGGCCATGTCGGGCCTCCTTTTCGGTTCAGTTCGGTTTCACGGAAGGGTCAAGCTCGAACAGCGGCAGCTGATCAGCCGGGAGAGCGGCGTCGTGTCGATCCAGCGCGGACGAGATCTGCCGGGACGTCATGGACTGACCTGCAGCAGCCAGCCGCAAGCCCAGGACCGTGACCGCCCGGACTCGGGTCATGCCCAGCGCGCTCAAGGCGTCGAACTCGGTACGCAGCCAGCGCTGCCGCTTCTCGCGCAGCAACGAGCGCATGACGGGCAGCAGCAGCACCTGGCCGCCCCAGGCGACACACAGCGCGGCAGCGTCCTCGGGTCCGAGTGCGGCGGCCAGCTCGGCGCGGCGAGCCATGCCGGAGGCATGGCGCGAGTCGGGCATGGGTACAGCCAGTGCGACGCCGGGCCACAGGTTGATCAGCCGGACAGTCAGCCGAGCCCCCAGCACCCGCACCATTTCAGCCGCGCCCGGCGGCACCCAGGCCACCAGGTCACCCAGGTCCTGTTCCGTGACCTGGGTCAGCGCTTGCCGCAGGGATTCAGCGTCGTCGGGTGAGATGGTCACGGCTCGCCCCGGGTCAGCGCCTGCTCTTGCGCCTGGCGGTCCTTGTGGCGAGCGGTGCGCGCCAGCGTACCGACCAGGGCGTGCAAGTCCTGGGGCGACACCATGTCCACCGTCTCGCCCCAGCCGTTGCGCTTGGCGATGGCGTCGGCATAGCGCAGCGTGTGCGCCTTGCCGGTGATGCGCTGCAGCTCATCCAGCCAGCTGTGCACCTCGGCCATGAGCGCGGCACGGTCCGCCGCAGGGACCGGACGGGTGCGCCCGGCGGCACGGGCCCGTGCCTTGGGGCTGACGCCTCCGGCGCGGTTGAGGTGGTCGAGCACGCGGCCGATCTGCGCCAGGCTCAGCTCGGTCGCGCTGGTCTTGCCGGTCAGCGTGGCCAGCATCGCCCGGTAGGTGGCGTCATCCAGATCCAGGGCGCGCTGAGCCGCCTTGATGGCCTTGACGCCGTTGCGGCGGCGGGCTTCGAGACCCGGACCGGGGCGACGGTCAGCGGCCATGGCGCACCTCCGGCAGGTCGGCCACGCTCGCGCGAGGCTGAGCCGCCCGCAGGCGGGCCAGCTCGTCCATGCAGGAGGCTGCGCGGTCGACAGCGTGATGCGCGATGCTGCGCGCCAGCTCGCCGTCTTCGATCGCCTCGGCGGTGCGGCCCTGCACCTGCTTCAGCGTGTCGTCGTGCCGCAGGTCGTGGGCAATGACCATCATGGCGGCGCCAGCAGCGAACGCCAGCACCAGAGAGAGCACGCGCAGCTCGGGCGCATCATCGTGATGAGATCGATGCATCGTCATGGTCAGGACTCCTGTCGGGATGAGGGGCCGGTCGGCGCCGTCAGCGCGATCAGTCGGTTGTATCGGCACGACTGGCAGGCGCGCCACTGATCGACCTCGGCGAAGGTCAGGGACTCGTAGGTCCGCGCCGCGGTCTGGCGGCACAGGCTGGGGGCGATGGTCTGGCCGGTGTGCGGGCAGATGTAGGCCTCCAGCGACTCGTACAGGCGCGCGATGAATCTCGGGCTGACCTGCTCGGGCGGGATGTGGCCGGTGGCGACCCGGCTCACGTAGACGCGGCTCACGCCCATGCGCTCGGACAGGCCCAGCTTGCCGCGCGGGTCGGCGCTGATCTCGCGCTCGAGCACAGCACGCCAGTCGGGCGGGATCGCGGCGCGCGCCTGGTCAAGGCGGCGGGTGACATCGATGCGGGTGGCCATCACGACGGCTCCTTCGGGTCATGGGCGGTGCTGGTCGAGACGGTGCCGGGTCGGCGCAGCCGATCGGCCAGGGCCCGCACGCCCTCGGGCACGCCGCGGCGCACCGGCGCCAGATCGGGCTCCGCCGGGGCCGGCACAACCGGCACCGGGGCAGGCACGGCAGCGCGGCCCTGCCGGCGCTCGACCTCGACGGCCCGCTCTGCCACCCCCTCGGCGCGGTCGGCCAGCCGCACCAGGACGGCGTAGAGGTAGCCGTTGCCCTGCAGCGGCAGCTCCAGCAGGCCCCGATCCCGGGCGCGCAGCAGCTCGGCGAAGGCGTCTCGCCAGATCTCCGGCGAGACAGGCCAATCGCGACCGCGGGCCAGGATGGCGCCGCGGCGCAGGTCTGGCACCAGCTCGGCCAGCAGCTTGCGGACCTTGACCAGGCTGAGCACATGCTTGGCCGGCTTGTGCAGGCGCAGGTACTGCACGACCTGGCCGCCCAGCGGCAGGCTCCAGGTCACCACGTCGGCCAGCAGCCGGCGGGTTTCGTCGTCGTCGATCATGCGCATCAGCAGCGCGTCGAGGGACTCCTCGGCGCCGCAGACCGCGCAGGTGTGGGTGAGGTCGGCAGCGCTCATGCGGCGGCACCTCCAGCGGGCGAGCGCAGCATGCGCGCCTGGGCAGCCGCAGCGCGGCGAGCGGCGTCGTTCAGCTCGACGCGGAACCGGTCCGGCTGTGCCGTGCGGCGGCCGCGCGACCCCTTGATGCGGTAGACCTCGCCTACGTCGATGAGCGCCGACAGGTGTCGATGGACGGTGCGGACAGGCAACTTCGTCGAATCGGCCAGCTCTTGCAGCGTGGCCGGCTGCAGGTCCATCAGGGCCTCGAAGACGGCCAGGCGGTTGCGCAGGACATCGGCACGGCTGGCACGGATCGCGGGGCTGGACTGGGATGGAGTCATGGTCATGTTCATCACTTCCGGGTCTTGGCGGGCTGGGCTGCGCGCTCGGCGGCGGCGCGGCGCTGGGCGTCGGTGGTGGCGACCATCCAGAGGTCGGGGTCGGTGCCGAGGGGCCCGGGAATGCGGTAGACATCCCCGCGCAGTTCGAGCGCACGCAGGTGGCGCCGCACCACGGTGATGCACTTCGCGGTCTCGCGGCAGAGGTCATCGATCGTGGCCGGCATGCACTTGGCGCAGGCCGCAAGCACCTTGGACCGGTTGCGTTCGGCAGCCGGACCGACTGGCGCCGCAGGCTGGTTCAGGTCCGTCAGCTCGCCGCTGTGGCTGACCGACGGCGCCAGCGGACCGAGGTCGCGAGCCAGGCGCCAGACCGGCGGCTGCCCTGGCAGAGCCGGCGCCGACTCGAGCACGCCAGCACGCAGCAGGGCCGCGAGATAGCGGTTCAGGTTGTTGCGCGCAGCTAGATCGGAGGAGGTCGCGCAGGTCATCAGCAGGTCCTGCATGCTGAAGACGGGCATGGCGCGCATCACCCACCAGGCGCGGGTGCGCAGCGGCCGCTTCGGCCGCGGCTGCATCACGGCAGGCGCGCTGGCCGCACGCTGCACGGTGGACGGGGTCAGCAGAGGGATCAGCATGTCACGTCCCTCCAGCCGCGACCGGGCTCCCAGTACGCCAGCACCGCCTGGTCCATCGGGGCGTACAGGCGCCAGACCATGCGACCACCGAGGTCAGCGTAGACCTGGCCCATCTCGGCGGCGACACGCTTGACATCCGCGACCTGCTGGGGGTCGGTGGCGTCGAACGTCATCAGGATGCGCCAGGCGCCCGCGTTGTTGAGCTCGAGCCGGGCCGGCCGGCGAATCGAGCGGATCGGCTTCTGGAGGGTGTTCACAGCTCACCTCCCTTGCGGCTGACGCGCGACAGGACCTGGCGGCCGCGCCGGTAGTCCTCGCACAGCGCGCCGCGCATGTCGGCGCTGGCCATGCGGGTCTTGCTGGCGGCGCGGGCGACCCCTTCGATCCGGGCCACCGCATTCAGCACCGAGCGCATGCGGCCCTCGGTCTCGGCATGGATGCGCTGAACCAGATCCGGCTCGATCTGCACATCGGCCAGCTGCTGGCAGACGGCGGCCACATCCGCGGCGCTGGCCGGGGCGAACTCGACCCAGTTGAAGATGCGGCTGCTGATCTGCTGGTGCTGACCGAAGCGCCACACGTCTTGCGGCATGGCGATCAGGATCACCGGCGTGCCCGACTTGTCGGTGATGCCGCGCAGCCGCTCCAGGCAGGCCGCCCGGTCATCCAGGGCGAACCCGGACTCGTCCAGGATGATGGCCGACTGGCTGGCCACCAGCCGGGCGCCGATGGCCGTCTCCATGGTGCGCCCCTGCGGGATGCCCATCCGTTCGGCCAGCGCCGCGATCAGGCGGCCCGGCGTCATGCCCTGCACGGCCGTCAGGTAGACCGCGCCCTCCGCCGCACCCCAGTGGTACAGCGTGGTCGTCTTGCCCTCGCCAGGCCGGCCGGTGACCAGCAGCCAGGAGGCCTCGCGGGCGCCGCGCACGGCCAAGCTCGCAATACCGGCCTCAAGACGGGCCAGATTTTCGGTTCGGACGAAGTGTCGTTTCATGGATACTCTCGGTTCTCTTACTGTTGAATCCCCTCTGGGGGTTTTTGTCCCGGCCACTTCGCGGTGGCCGGGCTTTTTCATTGAGGGTTCACCTCAATAGAAATCGAAGTCGCCCATCGCGGGGCGGATGTAGTCCTCGGCCGATTCGCCGGCCTCGCGGCGCTCGCGCTCCAGGCGGGCGGACATCTCGGCCAGCTCGGCCTGCTCCTGCGCCACCTTCGCGGCCTTGCGCTCGTGGGCCAGCTGCAGGCAGTAGCGGTCGAAGTCGTCCATGCCCTCGGGCTCGTCGGGGGCCTGCTGGGGCACGACCTCGGCCACGCGGGCGACGACCTGCAGCTCGGGCTGGCGCACCAGCGTCTGCGGCAGCTCGAACACTTCCCCCCCGTGGTGCTCAAGAGCAGGGGGCGCGGTGCGTTGCTCGATCTGCTCGATCTGTCGCTCGCGCCGGCGGATCTGCGCAGAGGCGCGCTTCTCGCGCGCCGCGTCGGCCAGCGTCTGCGTGATGTAGCCGGAGGCCTCGACCAGTTCGGCGCGCGCGATCAGCCGACCGTCCAGGTGCTTGATCCAGACGTGGCGGTACTCGTCGGCGTCGATCGCCACCAGCACCTCCGTGCCTTCCAGGTGATCCAGTTCGATGCAGCGGTAACGCTGGCCGGCATAGGCACTGACCGCACCGCGGCGCACCGTCTTGATGACGTGCAGCCGGAAGGCATCACGCAGCTCATCCTCGGTCATCACCACCGGCGACCAGCCCGCGGCGCGAGCGGCCTGCAGCGCCTGGGCAGGCGTCATGTGGACCCTGCGGCCGTCGGCACCACGCACCTTGGGCAGAGACCGGTGGGGGTGGTTGTTCCACTTCTCTTCCAAGGCGTGGATCCAGTCGCAGGCCTGCTGCCAGGTCTCGAAGACCAGCCCGCGCCCCTCCCGCTGGGCCTGGAGCTTCAGCGCGTGGGCGCTCTCCAGATCGCCGGCGCGGCGCGCCTTCGTCATGCCCTTGTAGATCCGGCCGACCCGCTTGTAGGCGAGCTCGTCCATGCCCTTCGGGTTCTGGTAGGTCGCCAGCGCCCGGGATTCCCGGTCGAGCCAGGTATTGAAGTTCTCGGCGATGCCGTTGGCCTGCGAGTTTCCGACCTCGGCCGGATGCTTGATTTCCAGGCCCAGCCGCGAGGCCAGGCCATCGAACTGCTCCGACTTCACCCGGTCGTTCTTGATGGAACGGGTCGAGTCGGTCTGCAGCACGGCAGGAACGCCACCGAAGCGGATGCATTCCTTCAGCCCGTCCAGAATCACGTCCGTGTTCTCGGTCAGGCCGATGCTCATCGGCGTGACGTAGCGAGTCGCCACGTCATGGAAATGCCAGACCTCATAGGTCACCGGCTCGCCAGTCACCGGGTGGGGTGCGCGGAAGTGGGTATTCCAGCCGTCGGCGTGCACGAGATCCCAGGGCTGCAGCCCCTCGGCATCACGGTGCTGATAGAACTTCTTCGCCCGCAGGGCCGAACCCTGGTAGCGGCCACGCATCTTGTC